TGTTTCACCTGCGACAAATGCTTGCCCTAAACTTCCTAATGATACATCTTTTACACACTTTACTTTTGGCATAATTGCCTCCCTTTAATTCAGGGGGAAGGGGTATCCTCCCCCCTGATAATTACCACTTAGCTAGCGGCACACTTCAAGATTTTGAATGCGGCGGCTAAACCAACCTGACCATCTCCTCTGCGTGATGCAAAGAATCCAACTTGGTCATTCTCCATGTAGAGTGAATCATTTCTGCGAATTGTGAATCCAACTCTGTCAAAAATGTAATACTGCTTCATGTCGCCAAGTATTCCAATTTCATTGTTAGCGGCAAGGGAAGTAGATAAACCATTTCCACTTATATCATTATTTGATACAGGCTTGCCCAACAAGAAATCAGCAGGAGCGGCAGTCAGGCTATCTATGCCAGTCACACCTGTTCCTGTTGATTGTATCGAGTTTACAACCTTGGATATCAATGAAGGCATTATCCATGTGGCATTAGCTCTATGCTGAGATTCTAGGGTGTAGAAAATACCCAATAAGTCAGCAGTTGTCAAAGCACCAGTTGCCGCCATGACATAATCACCACCTGATGCCAAGATACCTGCATAGTTCGTGGTGTTGTTGCCATTAAGGATTCCAACATCCTCGAACCTGCCAGAAGCCTCTTGGAATATCTGGCTAAGCATAGCAGGGAGATTAATTGCTGAATCATCAAGTAGCTCTCTTGTTACTTTGACGAGTCCACCAGATTTCTCCAATGCGAATGCTACCTGACCAACTGTAGGAGTCTGGTCTGAATAAGCTGCTTCTTCTGCAATAGCCGCCCATGATGCACTTGCAAGAGTAGGCATATATCCATCTTTGGATGCTACCCTTACTACTGTTGCAAGAGACCTAAGACCTGAAGGCAATCCGGGGTCGTGAATGACCTGATTGATGAATTCTTCCGGCACGAAGTAGCCGCCCTCGGCATCAGTATCTTCCTGCATCGCTTTGAGTTCATCAGGAGTTGCAGTCTTGTAGAACATCTCCTGTGACTGAGCAGTCATCCATTTGACAAAAGTGTTCTTTTGGAACTCAGCTTCTGCCTTCTGGTTGTCACCCATTTGCTCTTGTACCCACATTGGCTGTGCCATAGCAGGCATTCCTTTCACCCAACTAGCAGGCTTGTAGTCTGCTTTTGTTCGGCTAGTAGTATCGTCAGCATCGTATTTTGCGACATCTGATGATACGACTGGAACATTATTCACAGGCTTGTTAAATTCGCCTGATAATGCTTTGATTTTGGACTGAGCTAAATCTATAGACTCAGCTTTCTCCATCTTTGCTTTGGCATCTTCGAGCATCTTGTCAGCTTGCTCTATGTCGCCATCTTTTATTTTTTCGTCTGCAAGAGTTAATAAAGCTCCTGCTTCTTCTCTCAAGGACTTAGTATCCATGATAATTTAAACCTCTTTATTCTTTAAATTTAACCTCAAGCGAGTGACCTCAATCTGCTTTTCGAGTGATTCTGTGTCTGAGGCGACTTCTGTCGTGTCAAAGGCAGTCTCGTCTGGCTGTGTAGGAACACTTCGCTCATTAGGTTCTTGTTTTGCTGAGATAGTTGATGTCATAGGAGATGCACCACGAATAACTGCTGATACTTCTACCCAATCAAGATTCTTTATCTTTCTAATTGTTTCTTTTTCTACTGTGACATATTCAATGTCTTTCTCAGGGTCAGGGATATTGAATCCAACACTCCATTCCCTAACAAAGTCTCCTGCGATATTACTGAAAGCATCTCTGCCTGATTGCGTTTCCATGTTCATCTGCATCTTTGCATATAACTGGTATTCATCAGTAGTTATTGGTTCTGCTCTCGCTGTTATGACCTTCCCCACTAATGCAGATTGGTCATGTCCTGATAACACTGGAATAGGCAGATTATTAACAATGGATTTATCAAAAGCATCAGGAGCTATGATGTCATTGTCTTTATCAGGTATGCCCATTGTGTTCACATACGCTTCAACAACCCCTGAATCTTCATCTGATGAGATTCCCTCTAGTTTAAATGTCTTATTAATCTTCATATCACTCTCCTATCTTGATTCCATCTTCGTATATTGCCTGTCTGCTAACCATATAACTGGTTGTTGGACTTCCTATGCTGAGATTCAGTTGAGCTGTTAAAGCATCAACAAAATCAGGGTCATTAGCACGAATGACTGTCTGTCCAAAATCTGCTATTACGACCCCATCTCCATCTTCAATCTCATCTGACTCATACCCCACAATCTTTCCTTCATCCTGTATGCCATTCAATTGAGCTAATACTTCATCATCCTCCTGTACCTGAAACTTCCACTCCTCCTGTGTCCAATCAATAGTACCTATTAATTTTCTTTCGCTTCCCACAGTTGACTTATATATCTTGTATTTTATTAAAATTACTGAATTATCAGTGTCCTCTTTTGGTCTTTGAATTATTTGTGGCATTAATATCTCCTATTGACCTATATCGACTACTTCGCCAACAGTGTTAAACACTGGACTGGTTCTTTGACCACTAGCAGGTACACCATTCACTCGCAATGACTTCCATTCTGCTGTTTGTGGTTTAAGCAAATACTTTCTGAATATATCATAGATTTCAGGAAATTCTTTCTTCATTGTCTTTGGGTCTGTAATCATATATTTAAAATTCTCTGCTACAAATTCATGGTAATTGTTTCTTGAATACCTAGAAACAGCTTTGCCCTTATATATCTCTTTGTACCACCCATACTCTACTCCTTTACTATCAACATGGGATTTCACCCAGACTTTCTTAATGAGATTGCGTTGACTAGCGTGCTTACCCCTGAATTGTGACTTCATCGCTTTTGTAAACGCTTTAGCCTGTGCTTCTCCAAGCCAATCTATAAGCCTTTGTGGGTGCATTATCTGATGACCCATTTCATGAGCCATTGCCCAATTTTCCATACCTGCTTTAATGTGTATGTGGTCGAAGTATTCAAGGTTTTTAAGGTTGCGTGAATACCAATATACCCCAGAAGGTTTCTTTACTTTTCCTGAAGGAGGTATATCTAATTTAATTGTTGGTCTATGAGCTACATCATCATATCTGGTTTTTAGTTTCTTTGCCAAATTAGGCTTCAGGCTTCTTGCTACTTGCGATATAACAGAAATCGTTTCTGCACTACGATTATTAGCGGCATCCTGTCCAATTGATTTAACAACAGAATTTTCAATACTCACTTCTGGTTGCCATTTATTAACATCAAACTCTGGCTCTCTCTTTGGAGGAGCAGGAGGCAGGACATCCTGAGAAGGGTTCTGTATATTAGCTTCTTCTGGAACAAAGTCTCTGGGCATTGGAGACCATGACAGAGTTCCATTAGGATGGTCGTTGATATTGTTTGCCTGCTCTACAGTGTAGACTTGACCATCTCTTTCTATACAGGTTCTGCCATATGGGTCACCGGGGTCTACATAAGTATCGCCTGCATCTCCATCTGGGTCAGTTGCCTGTACATATTCAAATTCCTGTGCCTTGTAATAGCCCAGAGTTGACAGGTTCTGGGTTCTCATGGTTTCAGTCCTAGCTATAAGCCTAGCTCTGGTCTTTGTTTCTCCCAGAGTGGACTGCATACCTCTAAATTTGTCTTTAGGTACACCTCTGACTATCTGCTCTATTGAATAGCCTCTTTGTTCTGATAGGGAGATTATATCCTTCACCCTCTTGCTTGTTGTGCTGTGAATCAGCTTGGCTCTAGCAGGAGCTTGTGTCAATAAGCCTGAAACAGCAGGTAGCTTTTCAGACCAATCGAGTTGACCTGCTATACCTGCATCATTGATATGTTCCCATGTCTGTTTTGTTATTCTTCTGTAGTGTTTATATAAGATATTAGCTAGATTACTTTCTTCTATTGGGCTAACTAAGCCATCTGCATTAAATGGCAACTGCTTCAGTTCATCCAGAGAAGCTGACCTTTCCATCAATCTACCCAATATGCCATCAATCCTATTCTTTACCCTAAGTAGATATCTATTCACATCTACTTCCATATCATCCTCAAGTTCTTCTCTGTCTAGCAGAAGATTCCTTCTTAGCTTGACTGCTCCTCTAAGTAAGTCTGACTTCTGTTCCTCGTGAACAGTTGAAGCTAGACTTTGTTTTGTAGGCGATAATACTTTGGGAGGAAAAAGGTCTTTTTCTGGCTCAACCACTTCTGGCTCAACCACTTCTACAGAAGGAGCAGTTGGTTGGAAAGGTAAGGGAGAAGCATCTCTCTCTAACACTTCCCCTTCTGCTAGTTCAGTCATATTTGCAGGAACTCTCCTTACATCTCCTCCATCCATAGCTTCCACCCCAACTAGTTCACGAGCTTCATTAAGTGTTAATAAGCCTTTGTCAAATAAAGCCATGGCTCTTTGGCTATTGGACTCTTTATCATCAATCATATCAAGCAATGTCCCCTTATCTACTGAGAACTTACCCTGATTAGAATATTCTTTAGCTATCCCATAATTTAAGAACCTGACAATCTTGTTGACCAGAGGTTGGACTGTCTCAGCATTAAAGCTGAACCTTGCTTCTCTGTAATTAGAGTATGTAGCCCTTTCCAGACCTACATTAGCTCCTATCAAAATAGGAGGCACTCCAAAGACAGCACATATCCTAGCTTCTGTGAAGTTGTGAAGCTCATTAAGAGCCAAGTCTTTCATAGTGGATGCCATTGGCTGATATTCAGCATCATCATCCATTATCGCCACTCTATGGAAGTTGTTCTTTCCACCAAACTGGCTTCTCCACCTGTTCCTGATTACAGAAGCCTCTTCTTGAGACTGTAGCCTTCTTTTGACCTTTAGTAACCCAGAAGGCACACCTGCGTTCTGGAAAAACACCTTTGCATAGTCTGTCATATTTAAATCAAGATTAACTGTCCTAGCCAGAACCTGTAATGGAGCTAATCCATACAAGTCTCCTGATGGATTTGGTAATGCTAGATGACATACATCTTCAGCAGGGATGGTGTATTCGCTCTCGCCTATTTCGTAAGTATATGATTCTGCTCCATGAGTGCCACCATTGATTGTCATTCTGTCTGGTCTCAATAAAGGCAGAGCTGTAAGCTTTCTTGTCTTTGCCCTTTCTTTTAATATATATACATTCCCACTCACCATCAGATATGTGACCAGTTCTTCTAGCCAACTAGCCCAATCCTGACTAGGTGTTGGATACTGCATCAGTTCATATAGGTCTCCTGATTCCAGTTCTGAGAAGCCTCCTTCACTTGTTGGAACTTCTAGCATATATCTGGGATTTGAGATAGAGGAGGATAGTTCTCTGATACAGGCATGGACAATCTCGTTCTTGCCATAGCCTTCTTTTGCAAAGTTGAGGTAATTAGACTCTGGATACAAAGCCTGCTCCAGATTGTATGTTAGTGGAACAGTTGCACTTACATCTTGACTATACTGCTTCTTGTTTCTGCTCAAGAACCCAAACATATACACCTCTTTGCTGTTTGGGTACATCAGCTTGACCACTGGAGTCTAACAGTGAGGCACTAATCTGGGAGGATACAGCCTCACCATTAAACTATATGTCTATAAAAAAAGGAGTTTAGATAGACCTAAAAAGCTTACCATGCTACAGCAAAAGTAGTCAATGACTCAAAAAAAACTGTTATTTTGCTGTTTTTATTAGTTATTTATGCATATCTTTGTTTACATAGTTGACATATGCTCTGGTTATGGTAATATGGGTATAACTTATAAACACAGGAGTTTAGAAATGATAACAATAAATGAAACAAGAGTTAGCAATTACGATTACCCACAGAGGGAAGAGTATTTCGAGTTAGTTGATAACACATCAGACCTTTCAGAAGGTTCAAAAGATTTATTAAAGAAGTTATTTAATGACCAAAACTTTGAACAATATAATAATTCCCCATGTACTTTCAAAATGAGTAAAGAAGAGAAGGGTCACTTTGCTGACCTGATTAAAAAAGATTATGTAGCCGCTGATGAAGAATGGAATGACTCAGCTTTTACTCATGATGGTCAACTGAAACCTAATCAGACACCAAGATTCACATGGGTCACAATCTTATTGAATGGTGAGCGAATGGAGATTTAAAGGTCGCAGGGTTTAATCACCCTGTGGAGGGATTGCCTCCACAAGGTGGTTCAACTAAATCAACACCACCTTAAAAGGAGTTTAGGAACAATGGAAGAGAAAGTAGTAGTCATATCTCACTCAATAGTCTCAAGTGCATACATGAGCATTCACAAACAAGGATGCAAAGATATAGCTCGCAATTGTTGGGAGACAGGTGGATTTGTGCATCCAGAGATATTTTCTAGTGTAGATGAAGCACTAACAAAAGAAATCGAATGGTTGAACGAAGATAACAAAGCGAATGGCGACCCAATTATGGTAAAAGGTAGTTGGGAGGCAGAACAATTTTTCTATGTTTTCCCTTGTGCAAGGTCTATAGGTAATAAGGATAACTTTACAGGCAACAGATAAAGTAACTAAATAAGTCTCTCCTATAGCAAAGAACCCCTCCTTAAACAGAGGGGTTTTTTGTTGTATAGACCTCGTTCACTTCCTTGCATCTCCTACACCTTATCTTTGTTCCAATAGGTGCTTTCTCTGCTAATAGAGCGTTACAGCGACAGCATCTGAGTGGCTTATCTTTAGACATTACCAGACTCCTAATCCAACCCTGTTATCTTTGGCATATACAGCCAGAGCGAGAGCCATGACACAATCATCATGCAATCCTTCTGGAGCAGAGTAGGTAGCACCTGTTCTAGTCCACTGGTATTCAAAGGACAACAGCTCATTAAGCAGTGTTCCTTTAGGATATCCTATTTCCCTGTTATGGATGGCTAGCTGTAGCCCTTCCATGAGTCTCTGCTTACTGGAACTGGAGAACTTGTATCCATGAAAATTAGACAGACTTTTCTGTAGCCTCTCAACTATAGGGTCTCCTACTCCAGTTGAGTCAACATAGCAGGTCTCTCCATTGAGGGTCTTTGTTATGATTCTCTCTGTTAGTTCCCATGACCTCTGGAATCTATCGAAGTATGCCAGAGAGCCTTCATCGTCTATCCCAACTATAACTGTATAATCTTGGCTTTTAGCTAGGTCTATTCCCCAATAGAGTGGTTTCCTAGCAGACATCTCTTTGACACAGGCTTCTATGGCATCTACTCCAAATGGATTGCCACCATCATCACTTGCTTCTGCTAGATACAGCTCTTTGAAGATATGGCTAGGCAGAATGTTCTGTGCATCTTCTATCTCTCCTCTTGATACAATCCCTGCATCTACTGCATCCCAAGCTGTCAGCTTAGAATAATGCCAGTCGATGCCTCCTGATTCTGCCTGTCTTGCCAGTCGATATGCCCAATTCCTTCTGCCCTTGACATTACCTATTATCCTGACCTTGCCTTGAGTAGCTGTTAATGTAGACCTGATTGCAAACCATGATTCTTCTCTCATTCTGGTTGCTTCATCTAGCACTGCTCCATAGACATCCTCACCATATAGGTTGTCTGGCTTCTCTGCTGATTTAAAGCCAATTACAGCACCATTTCTCAGGGTGATGGTTAGCTCTGCTTCATTGGACTGATATAGCCTCTGTGTGACTGCCCTCTTTAACCTTCTATAGGCTATCTTGGCTTGAGGATATACTGGTGCTATCCACCAGAAGTTCTGACCTGCTGTGCCTAACACAGCTTGCTCTAGTATCCAAGATAAGCAGGCTACTGTCTTTCCAGACTTTGTAGCTCCTTCTATTATTGAATATCTAGCTTCACTGAATATTGCTTCCTTCTGCTTCTGATACAGGTAAGGAGGCTTGTATGTTATTTGGTAGGTTGCCAACATCTGCCCTTTCTATGTTAAAGGTGAAATCAACTATCTTCTGCTCTATATCTATTGCCTTCTGTTCTAAGCCATTGATTTTGTTCATATGAGACATCACTGATAATGCCAGATTAGCACTCTCTCTATCTCCACTCATAGCATCTGGGAAATACACTCCTAAGAGCTTCTCATATCTAATCATCTGCATTGCCCTTAGTTTCTCTGCTTCTTGTGAATATTCTTCTGCCATTTCAACAAGTGCTTTCTGGACTTCCTTGAATGCCACAGACTTCGCTGTCTTGTTCATGTCAGCTATAGCCTGATAGGAATAACCATCTAGTCTCAACTGCATCATCTTCATCCTTTGCTTCATTCTCTGCTCTGGATTCTTGGTCTTTGTTCCTCTAGGTCTACCCATAATGCCTTATTACCCTTTTTTGCCTTATTGCCTCTATAGTTTCTTATCTATATGTTCGTTTTGTCAAATAATTGAGACATAACCCAATCTGGGTCTGAACCAACACAGTCATCACATTTTAGCAAATAGTAATGCCTCATTGACAATCCAGTATTTGCCATTCTTGCCTTGTGTGAAAGAACACTTCCTCGATGATTCAGGTGCTGTTTCACAAATATGCCACTCTGGGAGGGTTTGTTTTTTCTGCCACTAAAAACGACCTTATCACCAATATTCGCCTTTCTCTGTTTTGCCCAATTATCTCCAGATTGAGGAAAGGTCATTTCTTTTGACTCTGCCTCCATCTGATTATCTTCTCCATGACATTCTTGTCAGCTAGGGGAGGAAAGTCTGCTTTAGACTCATGTTCAATCAACATGGTTCTGTTATAAGCCTCTATGGAGGAATAAGCATTGATGTCTGCCTGCACAAAAGCTGTCTTTTTACTTGCCTTGAGTGCTTTCCACAGACTGACCTTTGCATTGAGCCAAGCCACCATGTAATCATAGCCAGTCCATTCTGTTGAAGCCTTGTAGTTTCTATGGAATCTCTCGTAGAATTTTTGCCATTTAACAGGGTCATCTCCTGCGAACTGCTCAATCTCTTTAAGTAGATTTTCAGCGACCTTGCTCTTCATCCAAGCACCACCTCTATCTCATCCCAATCTTTTGGAAACCAGAGATAGACCTCGACTCCACTTACCTCATTCAGCTCAGTGAGCCATTCTTTTTGATATGCAGACAGCTTTCCTCTGGGTACTTTCAACTCAGCAAAGATAACCCTTCCATCTTTAACAAAAACACAGTCAGGGAAGCCTCTATCGCTCCTCCTTGAGTCATATGTGTGGTAATAAAGCCACCCATTTAATAAAGCAAGTTCCCTGACTGCATTAGTAAACTCCTTTTCAGTCTTATACAAAGGAATTCCATCTATGGTATCAAGCTCAAATTTATATTTTTTAGCCAATTTCTGCACATTACCCCAATAGTCAAATTCTTTAGCCATTGTTCACCAGTTCCTTCCATTCTTCTCCAAAATAAGTACCACAGGTCATGATGGAATAATCGCCTCTTTCAAACAGTCTGCTGACAAACCTCTCATCAACCCTTTCCCTGAGTTGCTCTTCTGTGTAATTGGTAGCACAGAGCAACCATCCATTTGACCTGACTCTTTCGTCTACTATCTCAGTTAAGGTCTTTCTTGTCCACTCTGTTGGGTTCTCCTGACCCAAATCATCCAGTATGAGCAGACTTGCCTTGAATCTTTCCTGCAACTTGCTCCAGAGGCTACCATTGCCCTCTTCACTGGTCTGGGTAGACCTGAGTTCATTGAGCAGGGATGGCACATACTCATATCTCACTGAATAACCATCATGAATCCACTCTCTAGCCACTGCCTCTAACAGATGAGATTTACCACTTCCATAAGTACCAACCAGAGATAATATTCTGCTACCTGACCTTCTTGTAAAAGTCCTGCACTTTTCAAGTGATTCTTCAGTTCCTTCGACCTGCTTAAAATTCATGAATGTCTTTACTTTGTCAGTATAAGCTCTGTTAGGGATATTGGAATTTGCCCAAAGCTCTCTTGTCTTGATTGCTTCAGCACTGTACCTATCATCACACCTACACTTGGACTGATATAGTACACTATCGTAGGTTATAGGGTAATTCTCCTTGATAATCTGAATCACCTCTGGATGATTAATGTCAAAATACTTGCATTTGCTACACTGACTTTCATCAGGTAATGGTGTTGATAATGGTCTAAATAAACTTCTTAATTCCCTCATAACTAAACTCCTTAAAATTAACTACCTTCTTTTTCTCTGGTTAGCAAACTCTAATATACTAGCCATATTACCACCAGAATGGGCATTAAAGGTGCTTTGCTTTGGATTTGCACCCTTACCCCACCTCTTCTCATAACTAAGCCATGTATTGAAGGTTGCCTTCACACTCTTTGCTTCAGGCTTATTGGATATCCAGTCAACACAATTCTCAGCCTCAAGAAGTAAATCCTTATCTGCGTAAGTGGTCTCAATCCTTTCAATCCAATCAGGAGTGACAGACTCTATCTTTAACCTATCATCCCTGAGTAACACCTGACACCACTTTGGCAAATCTTCTTTCTTTTTTCTTTTGGACTTATTCTTATAAGTCTTTTCTTTTATATCTTTCTTTTCTTTTTCTTTTTCTTCTTTCTTTTCTAAAGGTTTTCTTTCTTCTTTTTCTTTCACAGGTGGTTTTATAAGTGTCATTTTGACACCTTGAAACAAGGCATCATATTCTAAAAGACTCATTTTGACACTTTGACCTTCCTGTCTAGGTGTCATTTTGACACTTTGAGAATTTACAACATATGTTGATTCTGTATGCTTATTGCCTCTTTTCACCTTGCTTATAATTCCCTGATTCTCTAAAGAATTCAATGCTCTGGACATAGTTGATTTCGATAGACTGAGCAACAAGCCCAGAGACTTGGATTCAAGCCTGACCTGATTCTCAGCATCTGCCATCATGCACATATAGGAGAACAGTAGTTTTGAGCTACTGCCTCCTATGATATGTGGAAGGATGTTATATCCCCATGCCAGAGTCTGAAAATTCATCAGTTGAACCTTATCCTTAATTCTTTAGTGAATCTGTTCATAAGCATCCTTATTTCCTTGTAGACATCCAAAACCTTGATTGCAGGGAGAAAGTACTCTATTTTCCTCTCTCCTCCACAAAGAGTACAGGTTTTCCATTCTTTGGTAACTGCATTCAGTTTCTTGCCTCTGTTGTCGCCATTAGCCTCGCAGGAATTACAGTCTAACAAAGCAATGAACTCTACATTGCCTATAGGGATAACCTCTCTAGGAGGCTTCCCTATAAGCTCGTCTTTAGGCATTCTGACTACTGCTACATCTTTAAATGAGTCCAACTTCTTCCCTCGCTTTCTGCATCTGATTATAAATGGCAACTGCAAAAAGTTTCATCTCTTCAGCAAGTCCTTCATTTCTTTGGGAATCATTTGCAAAATTCATGAAGCTTTCTGCACCATCTTCACCCTGATACACTCTTTTCTCCAACCACACACTGGCTAGATTCCAAGCCTGACCAAGATTTATCTCTTTCTGCTTTTTGTCGCCTGCACTGGTGGATGAAACTTCACTCACCTGTGGAGTAACAGGGGTAACAGGGGTAGCAGAAACCTGTGAAGGACTCATGCTCCTTATCCTGTCATTCACCACTCCTTCAAATGATTTGCACTGATACCAGTAGTCATAAGCATTGTCGCCTGATTTGCCCTGCTTAAGCTTGCCCAAAGCAAGTACTATCTCATAAACCTGATTCTTGTCTTTAGGGTCTCTTAACTTAGCTGACTGCTCTGCACTCAAAAACAGACTGGTTGGATATAATCCAATGTCTGGACAATCCACTGTTACCTTTGCAACATCACCCTCCCATTTCACTGTGTCTACTTCCAGTTTGTGAATCCTGTCATAGACCTCATCGTCACCATTTATCTCTGTCAATATCTCTTCGATTACACCTTCGATTGTTTGGCTCATTGCCATTGTTTTTACCTCTACTTGTTTATAATATTTTATCCAAAACTTTTCTCTCTCAGTTAACATTCCTTTTTTCATGTGCTAGACTTGAAGCTGTATTTCCTTTCAGGAGTCAGGGTTGATTTTCTTATGTTTCTTCAGCCCTGATTTCTTACTTGGATGCTTCTTCGCTCTCCCTGAACATTCTGAACTGCTTCAGAGCATCATGGGAAATCCTCACTAGCTTGGAGTCTTTGCCAACCCTGAAAGAGGCTAATTGACCACTCCAGACCAGTTCCCACACATACTTCTCAGACACCCTCAAAGAATCAGCTACCTCAGATACAGTGTACCCCTCTATGGGAATTACCCTCTCTGACTTTACATTCTTTTTGCCATCTATATGTTCTTCGATGACTCTCAAGATTGCACTGTGCATCTCCTTACTGCCTGCTTCTATTTTCATTTACACCTCCATTTACAAATTTGAGCTTTTGCCCACCATACAAGACTATCAGCTACCACCAAATGAGTCAAGCATTAACTGAATATTGGTTATTTTACATTTATTTCATGTGTTATTCAGTTATTATTGTTTACAGTGTTGACAAAGTATTCATGCTCCTGTAGTATCCGTAGTATCAAATATGAAATATAGGAGTTTAGATATGAATACAAAAGCACATAAGGAAGTAGTTGTAGAAAGGTACATTAGCTTATTGAAAAGCAAAATTGAAAGGAAGGATAAGACGATAGACACATTATCCAAAGCACTTGTGGATATGCATAAGAAGCAGTCAGAACTTGAGCAGAAGCTATGGGAGAAAGAAAACGAAGAGCGAATGGAAGATTACATGGATGAGAAAATTCAACGTGGAGACTTCTGGTATAAGCGAGTTTATTGGCATCGAGGATATATGACTCCAAAAGAAAAGAGGGCAAAGGAAAGAAAGGAAAAAGGAATCACTGAACTTCCAGTGCCATATTATAAGCACCCAGACATGGGTTGGATTGAGTACAGCTAAAATCAATCAGGGTTTAATTACCCTGTAGTGGCAAATCCACTACAAGGTGATTCAATCATCTAAATAAAACACAGGAGAGTGCAATGCACCAAGAAAGAACTCATCACAGAAGATGGCACAATAGAGAACAGTCACACGAAGCCAGTAGAAAAGATTGGGAACGACACAACAAAGCAAGAAAAGAAAAACAACAGGCACATGAGAAAATGCTAGAAGGCTTACACAAAAAATTAGAATCAGTGCTTACTGAGAATGATGTGAGTTGGGATATGCAAATGACATTATTGCAAACAGGGAAACGATTAGCACAAAGTAGTGCCTTATCAGGCTCTCAAAGATGTGGCATTTGTGAGGTCATTAATGAGCGAAGTAACAACCCACACAATTGTACAGTCGAAATTCTTCCCATAGAGTTCGTGTACGATGCTCTTAAACAAGTGGCAATGGATTTAAAGTAATCTAACCTGTCTGATGAGAGGGGGGTTGCTCCCCCCTCGAAACACTGAGTGTCACAGGTAGCTAAAACTATAAAAAAGGGAGGTATTTAACAATACAATGTCTAAAAGAAAAAATGATAGATTACCTGATTTCTTTGAGGCGAAATTAAGTGTGGAAGTTCCTTACTACACTAAGGATTACCAAAGCACAGATGGTTCACCAGTGGAGACTGAGCCGATACTGGATGCACTGTGGGAAGGAAGGACTAAGAATCCTGAACCACTAGGATACATCAACTACAGTGGCAAAGTCACCAGACATGATGGTCAGTTTACTGCTCGTCTTGAATGGGTACACATTGATGGCAAAGGTGGCACTAGGGTGACACTACCACATAAAGCAGTTCTTGCTTTATTAAGGGCAGTGGAAAGCACCAACAAGCAGGCTAGGTCTGCAAGTGCTGAGAAAGCCGCTGAAACCAGACGAAGAAATGGTGTTGTGCCTTTCGAGAAAAAGGACACTGGCTAGAGATTAAAATATCCCTGCTACTTGCCTGTGTGGCAGGGATAAAAAAACTACAGGTAAGGAGTTTAGAATCGATGGGTAAATCAAGCAGAAATAAAAGAAAGAAAAGTGGTGGTCATGGATTTGCAAGCGACCAAAGCAAGAGACCTCATTACTTCAAAAAACCAAATAAGAACGACCAAGAGTTTGTTCCAAGTCAATCAAGTCGTTCAAAGCCTAGCCCTGAAGAATTATCTGGATATCATCTAGACCACATTGCAGGCAATCATTTCCCTCAAGGGATACAAGGTTTCCACCCTGCAACAGACAATCCAGAAAAGATAGAGAAACTGAAAGAGCATGGCACTGGTTGGCTCAGTGATAAAGCCTTTAATAACCTCATACAGGGCAGTTACAAGTATTGGGTAGGCAATAAGGACTTCCAATCCATGTACCAGACTTATTTGAAGGTTATGGACAATACATCAGACAGCAATCTTTTAGTGTTTTATCTTAGATGGTTACAGAGCAACAATGTCATACGCAGGTCTCCTTGGCAGGCAGAAGGCGAAAGACTGTGTGCAATCATGCAGGCAGGCACTGTGTTAAAGGATGGTTCTGATGACCCTGCTTTTGCTTGGATGGTTCAGGACAAAGACGAAACGAAATTTGAGGTAGCAGAACTTCAGGTGGCAATGGTTAATTTATTAGCCAGTTCCCACTGTAAGAATTTCTTGTTCAGAGATGAGGTGATAAAGACAGCGACATCGATGCCTCTGCCCAAGCACACAATCAACACTGACCTGCTTCCAATGGATTCAATGTTCTGGGTATTCGAAACACCTTTTCCAGTAACCATTGAGGCAGGCGAATATGATGATGATGAGTCAGTCAATGATTTGAAAAAAGCTGTGGTAGGAGATACTGACCAAAAATGGATTGGAAATGATGGCAATATTTATCCATCATCTACAGGACTGATAGACTGGCTGACTTTGTGGAAAGGCAAAGATGCAATTAATGTAGCTCTATCAATCAGAGGGCTTCAAACCACTGTTAATGTGATGCTGAGATATGAGAATGGAGATGTCTATGATAATACAGAAGGACAATCCCCAGACCTCACAGGCAAGCAAGAAGCTGTGGCAGGACAAATCCCACAACTGATATTTTCAATACTTGCTTTCATCAACACTCCAATGATTCATAAGTCAAAAGAGGAGAATCCCAGAAGAGTGAGAAAGCAGATGGAAAGAGCAAACAAAAATACAACTCAGTCTTTACCAGATGGCAAGCAATCATCTGTGGTATATCTTCGTAGACCACAGGCAAAGAAAGCCTCTGGACAGCCAACAGAAGGCAAGAAAAGAGACTTCCAGTGGTGGGTGTCTGGTCACTATCGAAGCCAATGGTACTCAACCACACAGACACATAAGCTGATATGGATAGCACCATTCCTTAAAGGAGAAGAAGGGATGCCAGTGAAAGACATCACCTATATGGTCGTCAGGTGAAATAGCTCCTATCATAGAGGGCAATCTTTTTTCAAAGTGGTGGTAAAGTACCAAAAAAGAAAAACCCTGCCCTCTATGACAGGAAGGATTAAGCAGGAAGATGCCAGATTCTATCATCTACCTTGTTTAATATTGTTGACAGTAATAGAATCAAATAAATATATAAGAGGAGGTGCGAAGTGAATAACGCACAGAAAAAGATAGAAGTAGCAACAACTGATTGTGGATTTGATGAGCCAGTAGAGGCAGAGATGCCTATGGAAAAGAGGGCATTCTTTGTCAGGGGTGTCAGCGTAGATGCTATAAGGGCAATCAAGGTGCTGTCTGCCAGTAATGGAAAAAGCATGGGTCAGACAGTGACTGAGCTTGTTGAATATTACCTAGCGAGCAGGCAATGAGAAAGAGGAAAGAAATTCTCTATAAAGATGAATTAAATTATGCCAATCCTCAATCATTGGGCTTTGTAAATGAAATTGATGGAGAGACAGTGAGCATGGAATTTGGGTGGAGTACATCCCACCCTCATTCCCCTGAAGCAATGCTGTTCCATAAAGATGCAGAAACAGGCTCTGTTTTTTCCATCCTAATCCCAAGAGAGGTGATTGTTGAGGCAGTGCTGAATGGTTGGTACTTCCAGAGCAGAGAGAGTCTAAATTGACTTACCATGAAGAGTTCAAAAGAATCGAGCCTATAGAGCCACCATCTCCACCATATGACATAAGTGATTATTCCCTGCCAGAACAGGCAGGGATAATCCTCTGGCTTTTCAGAGAGGCAGTCTCAATACTGGTGGCAAAATGTGATGGTCAGAGCATGGAAGCTCTGGAAAAACGAATAGCTGATTTCTGCACCTTCATGATTGAACAGCACTTCAATCCCAATCAGCAACAACACCATGATTCAATCGCAGAAGAAATGCTGAAAGAAGTGGATGATATTGATGAATTGATTGATAACTAATGTTTATTTTGTTGAAAGTGTTGACAAAGTATTCATACTCCTGTAGTATTCGTATTATCAAATCAAATTTAGATAGGAGATACAAATTGAAAACAGCAAAATTAGAAACATATACAGACCAGACCTTTGGAGTAGAAGTACAAGAAGTTTTTGAAGGAATCGGAATTGTAACAAACACAATTGGTTTCAACAAACCTTCTGAAATGTTTGCTTTCGTAGAAGATATGAAACATAGCGATTCAGTTTTACAAATCACTTTAAAATATGACCATGAAGAAAAAATCGTTTTTGTAGGTTAATATCCACAGGGTCTAACCACCCTGTAATCTAGCAAGCACCCTTGTTGGATTACAAGATGGTTAAACCATCTAATCATAATTTTATATTAAAAGGAGTTTAAATATGATTGTCACAGTATTACAGAACAGGTGTTTAGAAGAGAACAGAGAATCAGAGGCATGGAATGCAGTTGGATTTGAAGGGAGAGAAGGTGTTTGGAAGGATAATCCTGAAAAGGGATGGAAGCCTGAATTCATAAACGAGTTCAGCCCAATCGCTACAAGAGAATTTACTCCCGACTTTAATGAAAACGACTACAATCCATTCTGGGTGTGTAAGATGGTTTTTGCAGAGTTTCAGGGTCAGGAAAATACTAGCCCAGAATGGAATATCATAGAGAAATCCCACAGGTCACTTTCAGTTGGAGATATTGTAAAGATTAATACAATTAGTAGGTGTAAATTCTTCATGGTAGAGGGTTGGAGAAATGGTGCTGTTGGATTTTCAGAATTTGCACCAGAAGAAATAGCAGAGGATTCCTCACCAGATAATGGTGGGGATGACAGGGATGCCAAGATTGATGCCATGCAGAAGCAGATAGATTCTCTCACAGCTATGGTCACAGATTTGGTAGAAGCTAATGACAGAAACCTTAAAAGAGGTCACACATTACAGGGAACACATAATTACATTGAAGAGAGTAATTACAAACATACGCAAAGACTGGTCAGGCTAGAGCGTTTTGTTAATGAGATAATACAATCAGAAAAGTTTAAAAAATCACCTTGGCAAAAAGAAAATAAAGAACTGAAGGAAAGGATTGAAGAGCTAGAAGAGTTAAACAATATAAGACACGAAAGGATTGCAAAGCTAGAAGATGCCATTGGGTATACAACAAACATTGGGGTGCATTCACTTTTAGCTGAAAGGCTGACGAAGCTTGAGAAGGTCGTCTCGAAGGTAACCTCCTGTGAATAAGGCAACAGGTAATTCAGACAAGCAGAGTCATCCCATGCAGATGGCTCTGTTTTCTGCTCCAATTGAAAATATATTCAGCGTAAAAAAAGATGTCTGGAAATCATTGGATGCAGACCACAGAGAGCAGTTTGAACAGCAGGTGTTTGATTACTACAGAGAGCATGGCTTTCCTTACCCTGAGTGGGGCAAAGAGACACTGTTGAAAGACTTCAGGGATATTCAGTCACTTGATGTTTATTCCCTTGAGGAAAAAGCAAATGACCAAAGCATCATCAGGCACCATTCAGCAGGCACTAAAGTAGCTAACTTTCTGATGCCTCATATCTATGATGTAAAGTGCAAATATAATCAGGATAAATCAGGCAAGACTTGGCGAAGGTCTCCTATGGAAACTTTCAATGATGATAAGATGCTCAGACGATGTATCAAGAAATCTCTTGAGCTTAGTGGTCATCTTAATCACAAGACAATGAGAGGTGCTTTCTCATGGACTAATGGAACACAGAAAGCATCCAACTTCAAACCATCAGTAGCAAAGTTCATTTATGAGAAATATGGAGGCTCTGGCGATGTTGTGGACTTCTCCTGTGGATTTGGTGGCAGACTTGTTGGAGCATTCGCCACAAAAGGCATACGCTCATACAGGGGCTTTGAACCATCTACCCAGACATATGATGCTCTCCATGAACTCATAGCCTTCCTTGGTCAATCCAGAACAATTGAGACCATGTTATATAAGGCAGGGTCTGAGGATTGGTTTGAGGTGGCTGAAGATATGACTGGAGTTGACCTGTGCTTTTCATCTCCACCTTATTTTGATACTGAGGCATATGCTTATGAAGATACCCAGAGTTTCATTCGATACCAGACAAAGGATGAATGGAGAGAGGGGTTTCTCAGCAGGATGCTACATAACTGCCACAGGGGATTGAAGCAGGGTGGAATACTGGCGATTAATGTTGCTGATGTAATCAACTATCCTGACCTTGAATCTGACACATTATCCATTGCCAAAAGCATGGGATTCAAGCATATCAATACTCACAATATGGCACTTTCAAAGCTCATGGGTGGTAGCAAAAATGCCCTTTTTAAGTTTGAACCCATATTTATTTTAGAAAAGTAATGTTTATTTTGTTGAAAGTGTTGACAATAGGTGAAATATAGTATATTCTCGTATTATCAAATAAGGAGTTTAGATATGACAAACACAATTATCACACTTTACTGCAACGAGGGTTCATGTATGGTAAGGTCGATTAATTTCGATGTTACTGAGATTAATGAGGTTGACTACAAATTGATGTCTATGGATACCAACTTAAGGTTCATAGCACAAAGAGGTAGCAGTGCTTTGCTCAAGTGTCATGAGTGCGATGACCTTCTAGAGACTCGACAGAGTCCTGAATCCATGACAAAGTCTTTATCACGCATGGGCATCTTGGACAGGAAAACTCACACTATCTATAACACAGGAGCAATGGTTTAAGTTCATCAGGGTCTAACCACCCTGTAGCCTAGCAAACCTCTTTGCTAGGCTACAAAGTGGTTGTAACCACTTAAGGCACTCACCACAAGGGAGTTAAGCCAAAAGGAGTTTAGAATCGTGAAAGAAGTAAAAGACGAATATTTGGAGTATGTAGAGAAGAAATATGATAGGGATGATGAAGTCAATCAAGAGGCTTCAATCGACTTTGAAAAGGTTGGGCAGTTGAAGCCCAACCCTGTCAGCAATGACGAAAAGCTGAAAGAGATAATGAAGTTCTCAAAAGACTTTGGATTGGATGCAACTACTAAGGTTCTTGAGGTGCTTAATCAGTATAAGGATGGGGAAAAGGATGAGGAAAAGCCTGCTGATATTACTCCTCTTGAACGCTTAAAGATTTTGATGAGGAGTAGCATAGGTGCTATACAAGAAGCCAATGAAAGAAGGCAGGGGATGATTTTGCTGAGCCACGATGAGTACCAACTCAAAACACAGATTAGTGTTGCTCTCCAAGACCTAGAGGAGTTTACTGAGGATAGCAGATTGGATTACGAACAAACGACATTATAAGAATTAGACTTCTTGTGTTTATCTAATTCTTTTCCAAAGAGAGTGGGATTTACTCCTTCCCACTCTCTTTTTTTATTGCCTGAGTCTTTTTTATTATCACCCACATCTGAGCCATGATTTTGCTCTTTTCAGACTTGGTGAGTTTGGAATCACTCACACTGTCCTGAACAATCTTTATCATCTCAATGGCAGGTTCAAGTAAATCACGATATTGAAAAGCAATCTTTAAGGCTTTAAGCATTGTAATGCCTCCTCTTTCCTAATGTTCTTGCAGTGAGATATGTAGCCAACATTGTGGCGATGCTGATGAGCAGTTTCTTCTTCATATTTTCTCCAAGATGTTTTCGTTTAACTATAATTGATTTTGTCCACTCAGTCAAAAACGAAGGGAAAAGTGACCAAAAACGATAAAAAAAGTGAAAAAATAAGGTTTTTTGTTAAAAATGACAGAAAAAGAGCTGAAACTAGTGTTTAGTTTGTTGATAGTGTTGACAATAAATGTTATGATGTAAGTATACAGTTAATTAAAAGGAGTTTATATAACATGACAACATTAAATACATACGCAGTAACTTACCAAGTCGACACTTTCGAAACAAAAAAAGAGTATGAGCAGTACGGAGCGGACTCCACTGAAATCTACGATGACCAATTCCAAGCAAGTTCAGATGCTCAAGCTATGAAAATAGCTGAGCGAAAATATCGAGGTTACAAAACTATCGATGGCGAGAGGGTATTCTTAGTTCTAGAAACCCTCTGGGATAAGGACTATGAGGTTATAGAACAATACATCTAGTCCTCACCCACATCACCTCACTAAAAACCCACCTAGCAAGTGGGTTTTTTTTTGTCATCATTCGTTTTCCAGTACCTTCATCCCAAGAGCTATGACCCCGCCTATGGTTGCAGTGGAGACCTCTGGCATATTTTTAAATACAGCCACCATAGAGAGTGCTGATAAAAGTAATATAGCCAAAAATATTTGTGGTCTTAATTTTCCTAACCAGTTCATTTCAATTAATCCTTACTTATTTTTTTTCGAGGTCTTCAATCCATTCCTGATTAATTCTTTTTCTATATGCTTTCCATATAGGGCTACTGCATATCTCGCAAGTTCGCACGAAATGAGGAATGAATTTTTCAGGGTCACGCTTATTCCAATGACCATAGGAAAAAAGTTTTTCTTCCATCCATTCCAATTTAGTTTGGATATAGTTTAGATAATTTGAGCCTCTATATTTTACCTTTTCTGCATCTGTGATTCTTTTATCTTTAATCCACTGCTGACTCTTTTTCACATCTCTTAGAAGACTTTCAAAGTCGCTTTCTATTTCATGAAGGCTATCCCATCCTCCAAAAGCAATATCCTCTTTCCCATCGCATTGTTCAAAAACATCTTTCATTCTTTACTTCACACTTATGTTTCGTTCTGTATTGCCTACAGAACTCAGGCTTCTGGTTTTCACTGTACTGCCTAAAACAAATGAAGCTGAATTGATTCCAGTTCCATCACCTATTATCAGGTCTTTAATAGTCACATTAGAACAACTGATGTCTTGAATATCTATAGGATTCTTTGAGCGTATATCCTCAATGATTATATTGCCTACTGTTGAGGTACTTGAGCCTGTTGATATGACTATTCTGTCAACATCTGAACCACTCGCTTCAGGCACATTCAATGCTCCTCTGTCTGAGCCAAACCTGTAATCTACAGGGTCTGTATTCAAGGTAGGAGTTATCGAAAATCCGTCTGCTACAGTTGAACTGACAAATAGCGAATATGCAGTTGAACTATTGAAGCGTAAGCTAGGGGCAATGATGTTTTTCAATGTCAGATTCTCACATAGAATCTTAGCTCCACTGCCATCAGTGTTGTCGATTTGGATGGCATAGGTGACTCCGGTTGTTGCTCCAACATTCATGTCTCTGAATATCAAATCTTTAACTGTGCTACCACCTATGTTGACCTGTAAGGTCTGTGTCTGGTCTTTTACCTCTTCACCCACTGTGAGTTCCACAAAGCCTAGCTGTTGTGTGCCTGCTACATCATATATACCTGCTTCAGGAAATATAGGTGCTTGTGTTACCCCCTCTATAGCAAAGTATATCGCAAGAGATAAAATAGTGGCTGAACCCAATATAGAGCCAAGAATCAGCCATATTGTCTTGCCTTTAAGGTTGAATCCTAAGAACTGAGGCAGTTTTAACCCACCTATCTTAGGTGTTTTAATACTCGCTATCTCTGGTGCTTTTACAGAGGGTGCTTTAACTGTAGGAAGCTTTACTTTCCTGCCCTTAATAATAAATACAATCTTATTCAAAAATTCTTTATTCATCTTTTTTACCTCCTAATTTCCAAAGTTCTGCTAGCCCTGCTGATACTGGAACCGTCATTACTGCTAGAGCCGTCAAAAGCCCTTCTATGGAGTCCAGAGTTTGCGGATTACTTGAGGCGCTCCAGATAATCCGGCTACCCAAAAATAGCCAAGTAAAGACCACGGGACCGAATATCACTAGTATTATCAGCTCACGACCTGTGAGTTGGGCTGAATTTTTGTCCTCTGTTTTCTTTTCGTCTGCCATTTAGACCTCTACTACAGTTGCTACCAACCACGCACCTGAAACACTAACAGAGTCATTTGCTTCAAGGTGGTATGTATAAGTTGCGGCAGTCCTGTCAGTACGCTCAATTAAATCTGCTCCATATGCCTGCCTCGTAGTGCCACTTGCTGAATCTCGCTCATAAAATCTTACTGTAAGCCCTGTCTGTACATTGGTTTCAGTTCCACTAACAGTTTCTTTGATTGATACCTTTCCGACATTAGTTGAAGTATTGGCAACTACAAAACAACTGACTATTACTAGGTTGTTTGCTTTGGTGGGTGTAACTGTCTTGGATGTGCCATCTATTGTGTCTCCACTTGAGTAACTTTTATAGGCATATGTTCTCGCACTTGTTGCATCATATACATCTGAAGCAGTCAATGCTGATGTCGATGGTGTTGCAGGTGTATGTGTGTGGTTGCCTGCGGCGGCGGCTGTCGCACCTGTGCCTAATGTTCTCAAAGAAGCTGTGCCTGCGGCGGCATCAGCCGCACCTAATCCCACTGCGGCTGACCCATTATAATACACAAGGTTGTTTCCATTCCTTTGAAGCCTGCCTGTAGTTGAAGGGTCTCCACTTTGGTCAGCAAATGTAACTGTGCCTAGCCCACTGAATGAAATACCACTTGCGAGAGTTGCAGAACCATCGCCTGCTGAACCTCCATGAGTATGTGTAGACAAAACAAGTAGATTATCTCTTATCTGAGCGTTCATATATGCTGTTGTTACCAATTCGTCATCTACCCAAGTTCTAGGTGCTGTCCATCCCATAATAATCTCCTAATGTGTATGATTGCCTGCGGCGGCTGATGTTGAACTTGTTCCTATTGTCCTCATACTGGCAACTCCTGCCGCTTGGTCGCCTGCATTTAAATTCAGAACTACTGAACCATTATAGTACACCAAATCATTTCCATTCCTCTGTAAAACTCCAGTGGTGCTTGGGTTAGCTTCTTGGTCTACAAATGTCCATATTGTCTGACTTGAAGTGGATAAGACTGACACAGCCAAAGAATTGCTCCCAAAACCTGCACTGCCTGTGTGGGTATGAGTTGATAACACAGTCAAATTCTCCTTTAGCTGTGCGTTCAACTGAGTCGCATCTACTAATTCTATTCCCCATGTCTTTGGTGCTGTCCAAGCCATTTGCTTCTCCTAATATGCAGGCACTGTATTTTCATTGAGTTTGCTTACTCCAAGAACCCAGAATTGACTGTATCCACCAGAAGCAGGACTCAAGCTGTATGTAACAAGATGGGTATTCCCATTCACTGAATGTCTCTCAGATTCTATAAAGAAATCTGCATTTATCCCCAATTCACTGTCATTGTTAGCTGTGACAGTTACCCTGTCTGATATATCTCTTGTAATAGCTTGATGAATCAATCCTGTTGACAAACTTGCCACATAGCTCATCTTTAATATGTTAACTGGTGTGGAATATATAGAAAGCTGAAACTCACACCACCTCTGAGCTTCTGTAGTATTAGGAATAAATTCTGTTTCTGCTACAAACTTCCTTTCCCCATACTTTGCCTGAGATGTAGTATCTATGCTTCTCACTGTTGCCTGTTTCTGAGTAACTGGTGTTCCTCTAGCCTGTAGCTTGGTTAGAAAGGCATTTGTAGAAGCATGATTGTTAGTTACAGTGATAATCATTCTTTGGGCAACTTTTGTATTTGCCACTCCTAATGAAGAAGTTAAGTCAGTTCCACTTCCATCACTAGCAGAGTTTCCAGTATAATCAGTCGAGCTTGCAGGAGTTGTCCATGCGTTTACCTCAACTGCATTATTACCTGAATCAGGGTTTGGATATCTCGCTTCAAATGTCCTAGACTCACCGGGGGCTATTTCAGGACTTTCACTACCTGTTTCACCTAAAGTCCACAGAACTGCAACAGACCCTACTGCATATGTTCTTGTAGTGGCTTCTGTGTGATTCACTATAGTGGAAAGAGGGTCAATCTGGTCTATCTGCTTATAGCTCAAACTAGCTCCACTTGCATCTGAAAATGTAGCCTGACTTGTCAGGTAGTCTCCTGAAAGTCTAGTGTGCCTTGATTCAAAGACAACTTTAGCATCCTTGCTTTCCTTTATGAAACCACCTTCTGTTTCTTCTGGAATCCTCAAAGCGTTGATGGTTTTCATGCCATCTACCCAAAACCTTGACATGGTAGTCAAACCAGTCGCTAATGTCCTATCCCCTGAACCAAGTCCTGCATCATCCAGTATTGCTCCAATCGCTTGGTCTGTCCTTACACTTGACTGAGTCGCTAAATTGATGCGAAAGTCATTAAGATACCCTAATACACCAAAAGCTGTTAACTTAGCCCTCTTTGCACCCTTAGAGGATGGCTGTGGTCTGATTTCCTGCAAGTATCCAGTCCACAAAGGATTAGTGTCAGTGAATACTATTGGAAAGGTGTAAGGAAACCCACTTGCTGAACCACCCAATACTTTGATTCTAAGTCCCGGCTCTATTTTGCCAGTAATAGGCGAAGAAGCATTATTTGGTGAGTACTTTCCTGAAGTGTTATATAAAGTTGCAGACAGTTTACCTGATTTGGAATTACCTGATAATTGGCTTGCATAATCCCTGCCTCTGTCCCATGCAAGGTCTATTGCATCTGATGTTATATCAGAATTAGCATGGGCAAAGTTGCCATCATTGTTCCAGTCAACCAGTATCTTAATATCTGCTTTCGCCAATTCATTCCTCTTGTGGTTTCTCTAACTCATCTATTTTCTTCTCTAGTTCTTCATTCCTTCTAGCTAGCATTATTTTTTGAATCTGCTCTGATGCTAGAGGGTTTATCTGCCATAGCTTCTGTAAATCTGCTTCTGTAATCTGCAAAGGTTCTTTATCCATTACTGCTCCCATTTATGATAAGTATTACTATCGAACATATTATCACAAACGAAAAAAAGATATTTGCCCATATAGCAACCTCTAAAATCTCAAGTTTCTGCCTAATCCTTTTCATGTCATTTCTAGAATCCCTGATTTCATTGGTAGCAATCTGAATTTTATCTTCAATCATTAGCTTGGAGTGAAGGAGGTATAATTTACAGTTACATTCTTGACCCTGTCATATGTTTCCACTTTATTCTTTAAGAATGCGACTATTTTTTCCTTCACAACTGCTTCTGTGAAACTGGATTCTGTATCTCCCATAGCTCCATCTGTCTGCAATAATGCCTTCTGTAGTGTGGTAAATTCTCCATCTGTTAAACTGATGCTGATTGTTGGCATAATTAATTCCCCTTTAATTCCTTAATTTCATTATTTAATTCTTTGATTGCTTCAATTAAATAAGCAGTCAATTTGGTGTATGCGACTGATTTATATTCGTCATTATCCTCAACTAACTCAGGAGCAATTTGCTCTAGTTCTTGAGCGACTATTCCTGTCCCTGACATATCGAAATCTGTTCTCTCATAAGTGACTCCTCTCATCTGGGTAACTTTATCTAAAGCCGAATCGATTGTGTTGATATTGGTTTTTAGTCTGGCATCAGAACTCTCTGTCAATGTACCTGCTAATGTGGCATTTCCACCTGCCACAATTGTAAATACTTGTGCAGGGGAAATATTATTTCCATCTGTAGTTGAGCCGTTTGAATACCAGTAATGAGTTGAGCCTGCTTGTAGATAAATTGATGCAGAACCTGAGCCACCTGATGAAGTTGTATCAGCAGTCCAAGAACCTGCATTGACACGAACTCCAGTAGACATGACTCCTGATTGGTTTCCATAGTTCGCAAAGAAAACACCACCGCCTGCCGTACCACCACCTCGTAATTCAAGCTGACTCGTAGCAGGAGTGTTCACTAAAGATAAAAGATGGTCTGGTGCTGATGTACCAATGCCAACTAGACCTGTACTCAATATTCGTAATTTCTCTGTAGGGGATGAGGACGTGCTTGTAGTAAATATAAGGTCAGCAGGCACTCTTGTACCTGATGCCCCATCCTGTTGAGAATGAATCGAACTTCCCAAATCAAAATTGCCACCACTATCGACTCCCTCAAACCTGATATACCCATGACTTGCTCCATCTGCCGTTGCAGTCATTGTTCCCATAGTATCATTTTGAGATTGACTCAATTGCAGATATGCAGGGTAATCGCTTGCTGACCATGATGTAATTGATAATCTTGGATATGTGTTGGAAGCATTAATATCAAGCATTCCATTGGTTCTTTGAGCAATGCCTGCTCCGCCAATTTGAACTGCTCCAGTCTCTCTGATACGCATGGCTTCTGCTGATGCAGAATCTGTGGAAGTTTCAAATTTCATGTATGTAGGTACTTTCGCACCTGCCGTACCAGTCTGGATTCCTATAATTGAAGCACCACTATCAAATCCACCACCACTATCTACTCCAAGGAAGTAGAACTTGCCTAGGGTTTCTCCATCAATGGTTGTGGTTGCAGTTCCCAATGTGTCGCTATGTGATTTTCTCAAGTAAAAATAGGGGGAATGAGTTGAGTCTGAATAAGTCGAAACTGCGAATTGGGTATGGGCATCATTGTCGGCTACCTCTAAGTCATAACTCGGAGAACCTGTTCCTATTCCCACCTGACCTCCATCTTCAACAACAAACACTTCACTACCACCATCTTTCAAGGTTAAGATATTGCCTGTTCCGTCTTGTTCTACAAGCAAAGTATCTTGGTCATCGCCTGAATTGTTTTGCCTGATTCTCGCAACTGATGAATCTGTATTTCCACTTGCTTTGTCTCTGGTAATATATGCCATACTACCTGTTGTACTAGTTGTGCCACCCAATCTCACATAGTCTGAACCACCTGCCCCATCCTCTATAGATAATATTGCATGTGTATTAGTCGTACCTATACCCAATCTGGCTACACCACCTAATATTAAATCATCAGCACTCTCATCCCATAACATATATGCACTAGCAGTAGCCCCAAAGAATTTAACATCATGTCCAGTATCATCAACACCTACGGTAATTCCACCATCAAATTGACTTGTGCCATTTACATCTAATGACCCTCCAGTAATTGCACCTGTGGTCGTAATCGTAGATGAACCATTATTGATAGTTCCAAATCCTGAAGTTATAGAGCCTGAGTTTAATGCGGCAACAGTAGTTAAAGATGAAGTCACTACATTACTTGCCATTGTCGTGCCTGTCAGAGCCGATGCGGCTACATTGGTTGTGTCTGTTCCCCACTCAGGAATTCCACCAGATGACACTTTTAATACTTGACCAGAAGAACCTATGCCTAATCGAGTTAATTGAGATGCAGAAGAAGCGTAAACAATATCTCCAGTCGCCTGACTGTTAAATACATGAGATGCAGTACCCTCATATTCTGCCTGAGTTAATTCTGTTCCAACTGCTGTATGCTTTAATTCATTTGCCATAATAATCCTCTATGCTGTATTTAATACTCCTTGATATCCACCTCTTCTAGCTCCATCCCTCACAGCTTCAGCTACCCTGTCCTCAAAATCATCAAATCCATAAACATCTCCAGTAATATTGATATTGATGTTGCCACCCATTCCTCCTGCTTTATTTAAAGGTATCACTGCCTCTGCTCCTTGTTCCCCAATCATTGCAAGGGTAGGTGATTTTACAATACCACCTTTAGCTAGAGGAGTTATTGTTGGTATATTAAATGCAAATCCTTTACCCCCAAGACCCGGAACCCAACTAGGAACATCAAACTTAATCTTGTTTATACCACCTATAATAAGATTGAATGCTCCAATCCAAAGATTAATGTAAAATTTTATAGCACCCCAAATACCTTCTAGGACATTGGAAATAGCACTCTTTAATCCCTCCCATATCTTCTTAGAACCCTCAACAATGCTATCCCAGTTTTTCCATATCAATATACCTGCCGCAATTGCGGCTGTAATAGCTAAGATACCAATAAGAACCGGTCCCATTGATAGATTCAATATACCCATCATTCCAGAAAGCCCACTTACTGCTGTAGTGATGCCCGGTATCATTACTACCAACGGACCCATCGAAGATGCCATCTCTCCTACTGGTGCTAAGTTTGATTTAACACTGTTTTTCATCGTGTTAAATTTGTCTGCTGTCGTTTCTGTACTCTTTGCAAGATTGTTTATAGTGCCTTCACTGCCATCCATGGTTTCCAGTAATGCACCCAAATCAAGATTGCCATTCCTAATAGCAACTGTCATTCTCTGGGCTCCCTCTGCTCCAAAGGCTTTTGTAGCCATATTCAATGCCTGAGATTCTGTTTCTGCGTTCTTGATTTGTTCTATCTGCTCAAGCAATGCACCTTTTAAATCCTGTACTCCTTGTTCAGATAATCTTCTCATCCCTGCGTTAATGCCCGGCATTACTCTTGTCACAGCAATACCATTTTCCTCTAAACTGCCAAAGAAAGCTGTTGCCTCCTCCATAGAGAAACCTGCATTCTTTAATACGGGACCGAATGTTTGAACCTTACTAGCCAGTTCACCTAATGGAACTCCTGTTTGTTGAGAAGCCGCCGCTAAACTATCCATCACACCACCCATTTCAGATGCATCAATATTAAATATCTGCATACCATCAGCAACAGTCTTGATAGAGCCTCCTAAATCAACACCCATACCCCTACTTGCATTGAGCATCTGTGTTGTCGCTGTTTCCAATTCTTCACCAGTCAAACCAAACTCTGTATTCAAAGCGGCTATTGCCTTTGATACTTCTTCAGAATCATTTGGAACATTTGCAAAAACATTATGGAAAGACTCAGTTAATGACTCAAGCTCAGCACCAGTTGCTCCTGTACCTGCTGAAATTTTTCTTTCTGCTTCAGTAAATTCATCACCAAGCTTGACTGCCGCCATGGCGGCACCTGTGGTAACAGCACTTACTGCTGTAATAGCAGGCATAGCACCTTTTACTTTCGCTCCGAACTTCCCAATACTAGACTGAGCCTTACTGGTATCAGCTTTTACTTCAACTGTAACTGTATTCGGCATTTACTTATTATCCTCTTCTCCTATTGATACAGCGTGCAAGATTCTAAGAATCATTACATCTTCTTCAAGCACTTTAGATGGAAGCTGTCCATACCTCTGACATATACCATCTATCATCTCAGCAAACAACAAATCTACTGGCTTTGTAACAGGGCTTCCATCTCTGTTACTTCCACCTTTTGTTGTTTTCCACCTCAATATGTCAGAGCTTATCCTTCCCCCACTCCACCACAGGCATCAGACCACGCTTTCATTATATCAACTGCTATCTTGGGAGGGAGGCTCATAAATCCATCAGCATCTGCTGTCACCTCACTCCCATCTTCGTCTTGCAAGTTCCAAGATATAAGAATGTCCTCACCAAATTTCTTGAGTGCGACTTTCATCTCATTCGCATTCTCTGTAGAAGTCATATTCTGCATTTCCAGATAAACTGCTACAGAGACATCCAATTTGGCTATTATCTCTAAGCCTGAGTAGTCAGAGTCAGGGAACACAAGTCTCGCTTGTCTGCGTTCAATCTTGAAGGGTTGAACACCATTCTTACTCTGCTTGATAGCTACCATAAATTATACTGTTCCCCATGTAGGTACAGTTCCACTTTGTAAGGACAGTTCTGCTGTCCATGTAAGTGTTCCATCAGTACCTCTGCTTATATTGTAAGAACCAATAAGCATTTCCATTTCAAGTTCTGGATTACTTGAAGTGTTTCCACCTATAGCATAGGTGACAGTTCTTGTGCCACTGCGTGTCTTAAATACATCATGAGACTTGTTAGAAGTAGGATTGAATATCCCACTAATGGAACAAGTACCATCTCCTAATCCAACAATTCTTTCCATAGCAGACTTGTCTAAGCCTGTTGACTCTATGAGGTTTTGTGGAATATTAAAATCCACATTAGTCACATCATTGCTGATGTCTCTAGCTGTACCTCCACTGTCATCGACAGCTAAATAATCACCTAATCCTGTTTGTTTTGCCATGATACCCTCCTAGTAAGGTTTCTTTTTTGGTTTCTTTGGTTTCTTTGGCATATTAACCTCTATAAAATATACAGGCAAAGTTCAAATTAGAAAATGTGCCTGTAGTGGTTACCCTAATATATCTATTTACTGTGCCACTCACTGTCTTATACTCAGATGATATAGCTGTTGAAGCAGTGAATGCAATTAAATCTGCCCAACTGGAGTTGTTCGCTGAATGCTCAATCTTTACAGTTGGAGTTCCACTTGATAAAGAGAAAGCCTGCACTTGCCCTGCTCCTCCATTTGAAGTACTTGCTGAATTATCTACAGAAGAATTGCTTGTAGCAGATGAATGGGTATCATCATGGGCTGTAAGCATTACTCCAAACTCAGGTGCATATCCTGCACTTGCTGAAAAACTAGCACTAGCTGTTACAGGAGAAGATGTTCCACCTTGACTAACATTATAATTAGCCTGCTTTGCGACTAGACTTATTCCTCCATCTCCAATAGCACTTCCCATTGGAACTAAAACATTTCTATCTCCAGTTGGCAATTTACTACTTGATAACAGGGCGGCATGTTCTGAAGTTGCCTCAAAAAACACACTGACAGATAAACTGCCATCTGCCAGACCTGTTATTCTTGAAGTAGCTTCAGCAGTCAAAGAAGTTGTCTCCATTAACCCCTGACTATATCCCACTCCATCAATAGAACTAGCATCCCCTGAAATATCATAGCCTGCTACATAAATTCTTGTATTTAATCCACTTGTTTTAGCCATAGCTTTTGCCTCTTATGGTGTTATTGTTGTTTCTTCTAATATATCGACTTCAAATGGTATGGTAACAGTCCTGAATGTTAATCCTCCCATAGACACAAAGCCTGTTGTTGCATCTCCTACACTACTGTCACTACAATGCCCTGCTAAATCAGCATCTCCCCTCAGTGCAGAGCCAATGTTATATATTGCATCCCATATATCTAGTTCAAGCGATTCCCTGACATCCTGACTCGACTGCATCCTGAAATAAGCCCTTATAGTGAATGTTGTAGTACTTCCTACATTTGATAAGGTCTCTGCTGTCTCTCTTCTGCTTGTAAGCCAGAAAGCAAGCAATGGAGAGCCTGCTATTGCTAGAGGTTCTCCTCTTACAACAGCAGTAAAAGCAGGGTCTGAAACTGTTGCAAGTAATGCATCAATTCTATCTATTGCTCCTGACCTGCTCATGCAAATGCCCTCGTAATTGCCTCTCCAATATACTTGTCCACTATTTTATTATCTTTTGCAATTGCTTCGCTAGTTTCTTTAAACATGCCATAGCCCTTAAATCTGCTTGTCTGGTTTCTGGGTGAGATTCCTTCTATCCATGTAGCATATACTCTATTTTGCCCCATAGATGCTTCTCCTGCATCATACTGTGCATGTAAATCGCTTTTGAGGCTTGCTCCTCCAAATATAGACCTTTGCAATGTACCTGTTCTTCTGCCTCTTCCTTGCTTCAACAACTGTCCAGTCTTATTAGCACCTTCTAATTGAACCAAGTCAAGTAATCCAGTATTAGCCGCTTCTATAAGCTCTCTTGGAGCATCTGATTTAAATAACGGACCCTTTACTGTTACTGTAAGTGCTTCTTTCTTAGCCATTAGAATATTATCGCATTTGACAGACCCACTGCCCTGTAAGCATCGACAGTAGCCAATATGTCATTTGCCTCCTCTGATGCTCTTGTGACATTAGCATCACCTGCACCTATTGTGTCAGTTACCCCTAAATCTCTATTTCTAAATGTCACCTTAGACAAATCCAAACAAGCCTGCACAACCTCAGATGGATATATATATGATTTCACTGCATCCTCATCACTGTGAGTGGCGGCTGTAGTTCCATTCACTCCCCTCTCAACTGTTAAATTATTGCTTGAAATACCTGTGATATACATTTGCTCACTGCCTACTAGTATTGTTTCAGCAGGAGATAAACCAGTTGCACTTGTTACTGCAACTGTTGTAGCAGAAGTTGATGAAACAGCACCATTGAGGTCTGTTATCTCTTCTGTGTCGCTTGTATATCCCCAAGAACCTAGAATTGTTAATGTCTGCTGTCCTGAATAGAATCCTTTTGAGGTATCTTCATTCAGCTTCAGTACTGTCTTAGGACTAAAATTGTAAGGCATTAACAAATAGTCATTGTCATACCCTTCTGCTAATGTTTCATTTTCTGTCCTAGCTGTCTGCTTGTATGAAGTTACTGTAGTCGCTGATAATAGCCAAGCATCTAATGGAATAACTCCTGCCATAGCATTATTTGTTACTATGTCATAAGAAGCATATCCTGCTACTGATTTATATTGTGGAGATTGCTTCAATACACCATCTCCAATATCAAATGACCTAGTAGCAGTTTTAGCACCAAATGTACCACCACCACAATAGGCATCAATCCTTCTGGATGAAGCCTCAAGCACTCTTCTAAGTGCTGAACCATCAGAAGTCCACCCACTTGAATAGGTCGTGCCTGCTAGGTAGTCTCTTAAATCGTCTGTTGATGCGTAAGTGTGCCTATCAACTGCCATTATTTATTTTCCTCAGTTTCCTGTTTCTTGGTTGTTTTCTTTGTTTCCATCTTTTCAAAGTATTCGCAATATGCATTCGCCTCTTTAGCAGGAATGTCATATGTTTCACCTGCGACAAATGCTTGCCCTAAACTTCCTAATGATACATCTTTTACACACTTTACTTTTGGCATAATTGCCTCCCTTTAATTCAGGGGGGAAGGGGTATCCTCCCCCCCTGATAATTACCACTTAGCTAGCGGCACACTTCAAGATTTTGAATGCGGCGGCTAAACCAACCTGACCATCTCCTCTGCGTGATGCAAAGAATC